TTATTTTTGAAAATTCTCGAAAACAGCGATAGCATCGTGTTTTTTCTGGGTATATAAATGGCTATAAGTTTGCATTGTTTCTGTTATTTGAGAGTGACGCATTAAAGATTGTAAGACAAAAATATCTACACCGTTGTTGGCTAAATAAGATGCGTATGAGTGTCTTAAAGTATGAACATCGTATTGTGGAAATACTTCTTTATATTTCTTTTGTAAGTGCTTATAGTGCTTAGGTTCCATTCCACCAAATATAAAGTAAGAAGTTTCATCAAAATATTTGTATTTTACTTTTTCTCGTTCGTATCTATTAGCTAACATTTGGTTTATGAAGCTTGGTAATGGTACAATGTCTTCAGAAGATTCGTTTTTGGCACGATTATAAATTTCTCTATTTGAGGTATCCATCGTTTTATTGATGGATATCTCTTTTTTATATTTGTTGTAATCCACCCAAGTTAAAGCCATAGCTTCGCCCACACGTAAACCCGTATAAAACATTAAATAAAGCAACTCTCTATAATCATCTTCTTTAATATTATTTATCTTATCTTCAAACTCCTCTCTTAACATATATTTAGGTTTAGGTTTCACTCTAGGAATGGGTGTAATTGAAATAGTCGGATCTATACGCAAACCAAAATGTTTTTTTGCGTGATTAATAACAACTTTGAAACTAGACCATATTGCTCTTGCTGTATTTGGGCTATCTACGGCACTCATTAAATATGTTCTGAATTCTTGGCATTGGTTTTGTTTAATTTGATTCATTTTAATATGACCGAATTTATCTTTAATATGTTTGTTATATTCATTTACTTTTCTTCGGCGTGTCTTTTTTCTCAAGTCCGTGTGTTCTAAATAATGATTAAATACATAATCAAACGTATTAGAATCACTGTAACCCGTCTCTATTTCTGTTAGAAAATTTGCTTCTGCTGATTTAGCTTCACGTTTTGTATTGAAACCACGTTTCACTTTCCGTTTGTTATTACCATATACATCTTTATAACGAGTGGAAAAATACCATTTATTTGTATTATCATCTTTATATATTGGCATAATTATCTATTCCTCCTAAAAAAAGTAAAAAATAATAAGGGTAGGCGAGCTACCCGTTAAATTCTATCTAGTATTTCATTCTCTTTTCGTTTCATGTATTGTTCCATGAACTCGTAATCAGGTTGACAAGCATTAACTGGTAACATTATTTTTTGTCTTTTAATTCTTGTTTGTGAAAATTTATAACCATAACTATATTTTTTCTTTGTAGCTTTTTTAATGGAAATAACGATAAACAAACCTATATATTTATTTAATTTAAACTTCGGAATTAATTTTTCTACATGGTCTGAAGCTGAAAATTTATTTAGTTGGTAAAAAATATATCCATCTGTTGCACTATCAATAGTTATCACGTTGCCTTCTTCTGTATACTCACTAAAAAAATTATCTATACCGTTATAGGTTGATTTAGTTGTAACATAAGGAAGTTGTTTCTCTCTTTTATTATTATTATTTTTAAGTAAATTTAACGGAGTTGTTTTTGTGCCTCCTATTGTAAATAATTCCTCTAACATAAACTCTTTCCATTCTCTATCACTCAGTTTCATCATCGAACAAATACCCCCTGCCGTGCAATTTCATATCAAATTCAAAAGATAAGTAATCAGCGATTGTCTTTTCAAAATCTTCTTCTGTAGGGATTTCTTCATTATAATAGAAGAAACTATGCAACCATTCGTCTTCCCATGTAATAGGGGCTTTAACTAAAAAATTAGTGTCAGCGTCTTCATAGTCATTGAGAACATTTAACAGATACTCTTTTTTAGATTTCTCTGTACCGTCTCCAACTAGCCCAACATGTTTACGTACGACATATCCATCATCAGAAAAGTTAACAAAGTTAACACGTTTCTTATCATCCTGTGGAATACCAGCGTTAAATATTGCTATACATGGATTAACACCTACACCATAGAAGGTATCTTTATTAAGTGTGATTACAGTTTCTAATGAGTTATTATCTAGTATTTCTCGCTTATAATTTTTATCATTCTTAGTTTTTCCTATCATTGTACTTTGTGGAACAATGGCAGCCAATTTAGCCCCAGATTTCATTAAAGATAATGTTTCATTAATAAAACTGATTTCTGACAGGTGGCTTAAATTTTTTGTTTTTGCTTGCGAGTAGGGTGGATTGATTAACGCTTTTGTAATTTTATCTGTATAAAAATCTTTTTCAACATGAAAAATGTCATCCCGCTTTAAATTACTTTTACCATCACCACGTAAAATCATATTAGTGGTAGCGATAGTAAATAGTTTTTGTTGCAATTCAATTCCATGTAGTTGTTTTTGTTTGATGTGAGCTTGTTTACTTTCATCTGTTGTTTGATTTAACATCTTATTCATTGCAGCAATTAAAAACCCACCAGAACCACAACACGGGTCTAACACATAATCATTTTCGTTAATGTCTATTAATTCGCACATTAAATTTGTAATGTGTCTTGGTGTTAATACAATACCTAAAGAATTTCCATCACTACCACCATATTTTACAAACTCACCGTAGAAGTTACCTAAAATATCCATATCAGAGTGTTTAATATTTTTCTTTAATTTTTCATTCAATTTGATGGTGAAGTATTTTAAGGGTGTCATTCCTAAATCTTCTCTTATTCTATTTAAAGTTAAGTCGTTTTGTATAAAAATAAAGTTATCTTTTAGTTCACCAATTTTAGCGTGAGGCATTAAGCTTTTATTTCTTAAATACTTATCGATAGCATCAAACAAAATTTCACCATCTTTTACGCCTTCACCTTGTAATCCTTGTAATTTATCAACATTAAAAATTACATCTTCATTTTCTAAAGCCAATAAAATTGCAGATACTACAGATGCTTTCTTTTCTCCTTCAAGCGACCCATAGTTTCTTAAATCTTCATGTAGATCAGCAGCTATTTTATTAACTTCTTTTAATTCTCTTTCTTCTTTTGGAAGCTCTCCTAGAACTGAAACAAGGTAAAATTCTTCTATATTTTCTTCTTTAAGATCATTAAGATTGTTTATATCAGAAATAAATTTGTATTCTTTTTGATCCACATAATAAATACTGATTTTGTTTGAGTGGCCATTTCCCGAAGCTCCAATAGCAAATGCTTTATCTATGATGTCAGTATTTTTGATAATATGTCTAGCGTAATGAATAGCTCCATTCACTGCATATTTTGGAACTATTTCAGGATTATCCAACGTTACATTGTCATCATTTGAATATATATGTAAATTGATATCATTTTTATCTTCTACTACAACAAAAAAATCATTACTAAAAAATGTGAATTCCGGTTTTCCTACATTGCCATTCAAACGTTTACTTGCTGTTTTTAATGCATTTTGTACCTCGATGTTACCACTAGACTCACGATAGTATTTAACGCCTAACGATTTTATTTCGTCGTTCATATATTCATCTATCCCAGATTTTTCGTTTGGTTTCATATGTATTCATCTCCTTTATCTAATAAATATAACATTTTATATTCAAACACACGTAACGGCTCAAGTTGTATTAAATAACCATTATGAAGTGTGGATAATCCATATCTGACTTTATAATGCTCAATACACTGTTGCACAAAACTTTCAGAAACCTCAAAAAAATTAGCCATTTCATATAAGTTATGGCAATTGTGTCTGAAGGCATCAATAATTCCTTGCAGCGAAACGATTTGTTCCATTGCATATCGTCTAGCATATCCTTCAAATTTTCTATTAATAAATTGTGTTTGGTCAGTGATATTACCATATGTAAGTTTGTGATGTGCTAATTCTTCTGCTAATGTTTCTAACTTAACTGCGTTGGATCTATTACTGTTGATATAAATTTCGTTATTGTAATACATACCTGATTGAAAACTAGGTAGCGTATCAGTTTCTATGATTGTTAAATGGTTATATTTACTAATTAATGCTTCGTATTTCCCCATATAAACACCCTTTATTATAAAAAGTTATAATTGGTAATAAGTTTGTGTTATAATATTGTTGATAGGATATCGGGCGCTCGTGGCTTCGTTATTTCAGAAACTATGCGTTGCACCTTCCTTATAAAAGGCTTGGCTCAAAGTTACCTTATCCAATGGACTTAGGCTTCCTTTGAATTCACCCGATGCAAACTATACATTACTGTATAGTAGGGCAATAAATTACCAGATAGCGAAACTTGTGGTCTTTCAAACTTAGGCGCTGTTATACGAGGAGATTCAAAATTACTGAATGATGTGATAGATTTGATAGCTTTATCCACTTCCTCTTTATGATTATTAACTTTAATGTTTAAGTCTAACGGCTTACCTAAAATTTTAGATGCATTAGTAGTAGTTCCGTTACTCAATTATGTTATCGCCACCGTTTTTTATCGGTGGCTTCTTTGTGTTTCCACAAAGTTCAGCATATGTCTTTATCCTATTAAACTATTACTTCTATTTACGTTTACTTTTTAGGTAGTTAATAAAATCTTCAACTTCTTGCTTTTCTTCATCAGTTAAATCTTCTTTATCAAAATGTGCTGCAATTGTGTCTTGTTCTGGTTGTTCTTGTTCATTTTCTTCAAACCCAAGTAAATATTCAGTACTAATATGAAGTGCTTTAGCAAAATCTTCTGCACGATTCAAAGGGAACTCTCTAGTTAAATTTAAATAACGTGATACAGCAGATTTAGCCATTCCCACACGACGAGCCAATTCACTAAGTGACATGTTTTGTTCTTTTAATGTTGTTTTAATTACCGTGATTATTTCATCATTTGTTCTCATTTTTAGTATCTCCCGAATAATTTATTTGTTCTTTTAAGTGAACATCTTGATTATAACATCGTTCCCAAAAGAATACAATATATAGGAAGAAAAAACTTTTTTGAGTAAAAAAAAAACAAAAGTGTTGACTAACGAGAACGAAGCGTGTTAAGTTATATACAGTTCTCAAACGAGAACGATTGGAGGTGACAACATGATACTGAATCTCAAGCGATTGAGAGCCGAAAGAATTGCTTGTGGAATTACGCAAGATGAGATGGCTCACAAAATGGGGTGGAAAACAAGAACACCTTATGCCAAAAGAGAAAACGGATTTGTAGATATCGGTGCAAATGAGTTTATAAAAATGGCTAAAATATTAGGTTACGAAACTAATAATTTAGATATTTTTTTTACACACAATGTTCTCGATAGAGAACAAAATAAAAACAAGGAGGTAAATTAATTGAATGAATTACAACTAAGCGATGACTTAACAACTATTGAAACTGAAATTAAAAGTTATCAAAACATTGCGGGTCAATCGATATTCGAGATTGGGAGAAGATTAAAGCATGTAAAAGAGAATGACTTAGTACATGGAGAATTCAGAAATTGGGTTGAAAAAATTGGTTTGAGTAAAAGCTCTGCAAATAGATTTATGAAAATAGCTGATAATCCAAAACTAAATGACCCATCGCTGGGACATTTAGGAACCAGTGTACTTTACGAATTAGCAACGTTAGACGAAAAGGAACATGACAAAGTCTATGAAACAAAAAGCGGAGAAAATAAAAAAGTTACTGAAATGTCCCAAAGAGAAATTCAGGAGTTAAAAAAACAACTAAAACAACGTGAAGAAGAAAAATCAGAACTCGAATCGCAATTAGAACAAGCGCAACATTCGGAATCAATCGCACGTAAACAACTAGAAGATGAGGAAAACAAGGAACCAGAAGTAGTCGAACGATACATGGAACCTGACGATTACGAAACAGCGAAGGAACAAGCAAAGAAATTGAGTCGAGAGAAAAAGGAACTCGAACAAAAAGTTAAATTCTACGAATCACAACGTCATAAGGAGGAGCCAGTGGTTGAAAAACAAGAGGCAGAACAAGATAAACCTATCGACGCAAGAGAACAAATCAATAGAGACTCAAGAGCAGTAGAGCCTGAAGTTAGACGCATGATGCAATATGAAACTTCGGCAAACGCATTAGTAAGTGCATTAGAAGAAATTATCGATATACACGATAGAGAAATAGATGATTTCGAAGTTTTCGATAAAGTCTTATCAACTTTAAATTACAAATCATTAAAACAAGCACAAGAAAAAATAAATCACTTTATAAAAGTAGGAGGATATTAATTATGAAATTAAGAAATTTAAACGTAAACGAATTACAAACAGATATGAGTTATCAGTCGCCAGTAAAAGAGGTGCAAGTCAAGCGTATTGTGAATAACTTTGACGAGGCTTCAATTGACTCAATCGTAGTTAATAGACGAGATAACGGCTACTACTACATCATTGATGGTCAACATAGAGTACAAGCATTAAAAGAACTAGGAATTGGAACAGTACCTGCTAAGGTTCACGAAGGATTAACTGTTACAGAAGAAGCTAAACTTTATAAAAACATCAACACTAGACCTACTAAATCTCCAAACTCAATGGCAAAAGCAAGTTTGAAACAAGGGGATGAAAATGCAGAACTAATTTTGTTCAGTGTATTAGAAGCTGGTTTAGACATCGATTACGACAATAACAATCCAACACAAAATTATATAACTGCTTATCGTTCACTAGAACGTGTGTACAACAAATATGGTAGTCGTGGTTTGACTGAAACACTAACTTTCATTAAAGACTCATTCGGTGTAGAAAGAACATTCTTTCAAGGATACATTATGGAAGGTTTTGCTAAGTTTCTAGCAACTTACTACGACGTTCTAAAAAAGGATAACTTACTGAAGAGATTACAACAAAAAGGTTTCGACAACTTAATGGCAGATGTTAATAAGCAACGTCCAAATTTTAATTCAAAAAAAGAATGCCTGCCATTTGTACTGACAGACATCTACAACAAAAATCGTAAAAAAGATTACAAATTAGACAAGAAACTCTTGTTTATCTAATTATACCACATGGGGTGGTTACTTGCCACCTCAATTATTACACATATTGTGTGTAGAAATAAAAGGCTGTCCATAATGTGGACACCCTTAAAGAGGACCACATCACAAATCGAACAATAGGAGGAAACGGAATGAACAAATTACAACCAATCAAAAAAGCAATCATCCTATACACTGCTGTAACAGTAATAGAACAATTGCTTAATCGACCTAAGAATTATCTAAAAGACAATTCATTTGTTATACCAAGTGATGCTAAAAATGCTACTAATTCTGCTCGTCGTCTTTTAAAAGCAGCATCGCAGTATTGTAAGAAATAGATTGAGAGTATTTTTTACTAAGTTCGTAGAGTGATAAATAAAAAAAATAGAAATATAGGAGAAAACGGAATGAACAAATCAATTAAAAAAGCACTCTTAATAGCAACTACTGCAATAGTTACTAAAAAGGTGCTTGATAAAACAAGAAACAAAGTAGTACATCATTTAATTATTAATGAGAAAGACCTTGAGATAAAACAATTAAAAATTAAAAAAGCGATTCGTGAATTAGAAGAAGCTGAATCGACAATAAATTCATTAATTGAAGAAGGGTTCCCTTTTAATACTACTTTTTCAGAGTGAAATCGAGTTTACATCTTGAACAACGGTTATGTTTTTTCTTAGTAGAAATTTTCATACGTTTACCACAATTAGGGCAAGATGTCTCAATAGTCACATGATCTTTGGACATAAGTATCACCACCCACTATCGCAGTAGCGATAAAAATAGTATAGCACAACCTAAAAACGAAAGGAGTGATCGTAATGATTAAAAACGTACTAACTTCAAAAGAAGTAGCAAATGTATTGGAGGTCTCTGCCTCTACCGCATGCAAATATATCAAGCGCATGAACGAAGAAATGGAACAACAAGGATACTTTACTATTTCAGGCAGAGTGCCAGTTAAAATGTTCCAAGAAAAATTCCCGTACCACAAAATACCGGAAGAAATATTAAAAGGAAAGGAGTGATTACATGAGAACACTATTAACATTTCTATCAATGCCATTCTCAACAATAGCGATAGGCTTAGCAACAAACGATTTCTTCATTGGTATGTTGTTAGCAGTAATGGCAGGTTTCGGATTGTATTGGTTCTGGGATAAGTTTTTCGATGCATTAAAAAAGACTGAAAGCAACGGCAATTGCTAACAGTCAAACGATTTACAAAATATACAACTTAAATATACACGGAATTGAGGTGTTTCGTCAAATGGCGAAGGAAACGGTAACTTATATCATTCGGCACAGAGAAATACCAATTTATATAACGAACAAACCTAGTGATGCTAATCCAGATACAAATTATTCCACTAACATAAGTAGAGCTAGAGAATTCGATGGAATGGAAGAAGCAAAAATTAATATGGACCATCACATAGCTATAAAAAAGACGGTCATAGAAACAACGGAATACGAGGAGGTACAAGATGACTAGCTTTATCGAAAAATTTAACGAACTTAATTCACGTAACGTAAACGAACACGTTGAACAAAAAAATGGTCTCAACTATTTATCTTGGGCATATGTTCAACAAGAATTAACTAAATTAGATGAAAATTTTCAACACAGATTCATAGAATTTCCTTATACAGACAGTGAACGTGACGACATTTTCGTGCCTTATTTAAAGACAGATGAAGGTTATATGGTTTGTGTGGAAATCACATTATTTGGCGTTACCAAAAGAGAGTGGTTACCAGTATTAAATTACAAAAACCAAGCAATTCCTAAAGGATCAGCTACAACTTTCGACATAAACAAAAGTATGAAAAGAGTAATGGTAAAATGTGCAGCTCAATTTGGTCTAGGAAACTATTTATATTTGGGTGAGGATGCACCAGATGCTAGTGATAATGACAGAACAGAATTAGAAGATAAGATTAATCAATTTGTTAGTATCTCGCAAGAAAAAGGCCGTGACGCAACATTAGACAAAACAATGCGATGGTTAGGTATATCGGACATGAACAAAGTATCACAAAAAGAAATAGCACAAGCACACGCGAAACTAGATGCAGGACTAAAACAATTAGATAAGGATGATGAACAATGAACCAATTCAACGGAGTAGGAAACTTAGTAGCAGACCCAGAATTAAAAGGACAAAACAATAATGTAGTTAATTTCAGAGTAGCAATACAACGAGCGTTTAAGAACAAGCAAACAGGAGAATACGAAACAGATTTTCTAACTTGCGTAGCATTTGGCAAAACAGCAGAAATCATCGCTAACAACTTTAGTAAAGGTCAGAAAATAGGCATTACTGGTTCAGTACAAACTGGAAGTTATGAAAACAAAGAAGGTAATAGAGTTTTCACTACTGATATTGCAGTTAATCAAGTAACTTTTGTAGAACGCAAACAGCAAGGTAATAAACCACAGCAAGCACAAGCTAAAGATAATCCATTTGCTAATGGTGGTGCAGATATTTCTGAAGATTCGTTACCGTTCTAAAAGGACTGATTAAATGGCTCAAATTAAATCGTACATCCAGCAAGATGATGGCACAATAACTGCTGTCATCACTGGATTAACTTTAGAAAATAAAGACTACTTACTGTTAGATAATGGATTAGAAGTAGAATGCGACGTAATCGTAAGTGATCCTTACAAGATAACTGATAAACAACGTCGAAAAGTGTTCGCAATGATAAGAGATATATTCAATCACTATGGACAACCAATGGATTATTTAAGGTATATGTTCCAAAAACAACTAGAGTTCTTGCACGGCTATGAACCTATTTCATTAAGTAACTGCAGTAGACGACAAGCCAGTGAATTAATCGAGTTGATACTTGATTTTATATTCACAAATAATATACCTATCCACAAAGCCACTAGCGACCTTATGAGCAACGATAAGTATTTTATATATAAATCTACCATAAACAGAATATGTGTCGTCTGTGGGGCTAAGAATGCCGATTTAGCACATTATCAAGCAGTAGGTAGAGGACGCAACAGAAACAAGATAGATCATTACGGAAACAAAGTATTAGCACTATGTAGATTCCACCACAATCAACAACACAACATGGGAATGGATAGCTTTAATAAGTTACATCATTTAGAAAACTCTTGGGTGGAAGTGGACGAGAAACTGAATAAGATGCTGAAAGGAGTAAAAGTGAATGACTGAAGTGTCATGGATTAAGTTGAAAGTTGGAATGTTCGATGATAGCAAAATTAAGTATATAGAAGCTTTGCCTGAAAGAGATACAATCATAACAATTTGGGTTAAGTTATTAACTTTAGCTGGCAAGTACAACGAACAAGGTTACATCATGTTATCGGAAAACTTACCTTACAACGAAGAAATGCTAGCGAATGAATTTAATAGACCACTTAATTCAATCAGACTAGCATTACAAACATTTGAAAAATTAGGAATGACAGAGATTGTTCAAGGCGTAATCAAAATATCTAATTGGGAAAAACACCAGAACATTGAAGGTTTAGATAAGATTCGTGAACAAAATAGATTGCGTAAACAAAGGCAACGAGAAAAAGAACGACTATTAACAGATGGTCACGTGAAGTCACGTGACAGTCACGCAACAGAAGAAGAATTAGAAATAGAAGAAGAAATAGAAGAAGAAAGAGATAAAACACCTTCCCTTCCTTACAAAAAAATAATCGAACATCTTAATAATAAGGCTGATAAAAAATACAAACATACAACTGGTAAAACTCAAACGTTAATAAAAGCTAGATTTAACGAAGGATTTACCGAAGATGATTTCATAAATGTTATAGACAACATGGTTAAAGAGTGGAAAGGCGATAACAAAATGGACAGATATCTAAGACCAGAAACATTATTTGGTACAAAGTTCGAAAGTTATCTAAATCAAACAACAACAATTACTAATAAGAGCGATGGAGATAGTTTCTTTAATCAACTTATCAACGGGGAGGATTAACTAAATGACTATGAATAAAAAAGAAGCTGCAACAATCATGAGTTTAGTTGATTCTGCTTACAACATGAATTTTGCTAAAGACGATTTGAAAGCTAGATTGTGGGTTGAACAACTTACTAAGTATGGTGATTACGATAGATCATTACACAAGACTAAAAAATATATACGTGAACATAAATTTAAACCTACTGTTTCAGAAATTATGGACAGTAAACCTAAACAGTCAAATGACATCGTAATACCAGAAGAAGAAACTCACGAGTACAGAATGAAACATGATGCTGAATATGCCAAAAATCGTGAAGCATTAAAAAATAAATGGCAACAAATGAAACAAGAATGGATGAATGAAGATGACTAATATAAATGTATTAAGCACCGAAGAAGCCATTGTTTCCAATCTTATGCGTAATCCAGACTTACTAGGCAAGTTGAAACTTAAACCACAAATGTTCACAGATCAAAAAATTCAAGAGTTTATCAAATATGTAATGAACAACGGGAAAGTTGATGTAAACCAAATTTATTACAAAAGTCGTGAAGATAAGAATTTTATATCCACACAACGATTAGGTGATTTATACAATTCGGACGGCACATCTAAAGTTTTCTTTATGCAGGATCAAATGAACTTGCTAGAAAATTATGTGATAAGAGAAGCTGCACAACAGACATCTGAATATCAATTGAGGCCTAACCGTACTAACTTTAAGTATCTGATAGAACAGTTACAAGAATTAGACAACATGACAATTGATAAAGACAATCCTACTGATAATTACTTGGTGGAGGTCATGGACAACATACTAAGCGACAAGCCAAAACAGTTTATCAAGACTGGTATTAATTCGGTAGATAACAGAATTATGGGGTTTGAAGCCGGGCAACTGAATGTGTTAGCTGGACGCCCAAGTACTGGAAAGACATCTTTAGCGTTAAATATCATGTGGAACATTGTCTTAAAAGGTTATCCTACTACATTCTTTAGTTTGGAAACTGGTGGTAATAACATTGTTGAGCGTTTGGTATCGAGTATAACGAACATTCCGTTGCACAAAGTTAAACAAGCTGATGGTATAAGCGATAAAGAAACAAGCGACATCATGACTGCGATAGACAAAATCAAGAAACACAACAACTTGCGCATAGAAGATACAGCACAGATTACACCACAAGATGTGAGAGAAAGAGCAACGGCTCAATCAGATTTACCACATGTAATATTCATCGACTACCTTACATTGATGCAACCAGATATACCACAACGTGATAGACGACTAGAAGTAGAAAAAATATCACGTGACTTGAAAATCATTGCTAAAGAAACAGGTAGCGTAATTATAGCGCTATCGCAATTAAGTCGTGGTGTTGAATCAAGACAGGATAAGCGACCAATGATGAGTGATTTAAGAGAAGCTGGTGGCATTGAACAAGACGCTAATATGATTTTCCTGCTATATCGTGATGATTATTACGATAAAGATCTAGTAGATAATGAAACAGGCAAGTCTGATATAGAGTTTATCATCGCTAAAAATAAAGACGGTGAAACAGGAACGGTCGGATTAGAATTTTATAAAAAATCACAGAGGTTTTACGGATGAAAATAGCAGAGTTCCAACAATTACTTGGATATCTATTCAGAACGACATACAAAGGTGATACAGACGTTCAAACGTGTTTATTGGAATTAGGCTACGCAGTTAAGAGATTGCTTGAAAATGGACGTCTAACGCCCTTTGACGACTATGACGAAAACAAGCAAATGATTTTCAAAGAATATAGAGGTGTGAATATAAAATGATGCAACAATATTTTTTATATAGAGATAATGACGAAAAAGTGATTTCGGTTGTACCACTAGAAAACGGACTGAATGAAGTAGGCAATTTCACTGGTGCTTACTTTGCAGGACCAACCAAAGAAATGACAGACGATGAATTAATGCATTTCAAATCAGTACACAATTTGTATTACGAACAAGAACTTGGATCACAAATAAATATATTCGACTTGTAGGAGTGACGGAATGAGCAAATACAACGCTAAGAAGGTTGAGTACAAAGGGATTGTATTCGATAGCACAGTAGAGTGTGAATATTATCAATATTTAGAAAGTCGATTGCATGTAGACGGTTACGACTATATTGAAACACAACCAAGATACGAGTTGATACCTAAGTTTGGTAAGCAACGTAAATCAGAATATATTGCAGATTTTGCATTATGGAATGATGGCAAATTAATCGAGGTCATAGACGTTAAAGGAATGGCCACAGAAACAGCTAAATTGAAAGCGAAGATATTCCGATACAAATATCAAGATGTGAAGCTAACGTGGATATGTAAAGCTCCTAAATACACAGGTAAGCAATGGATAACTTACGAAGATTTAATTAAAGCTAGACGAGAACGCAAGAAAGCGAAGTGATCTAAATGAATGAAGAAACAGCAACAATTCGATATAAAGTCTACGTTGAGAAGCGAGTGTATGTTAATCACGATGACGATGATAATACTGCCGCTGATAAGATACACAATCAGATGTGGACGAATAAAGAAGATTACATGGACGCAAAACCATTAGAGTTTGACGACGTAAAAATTATAGATAGGGGTTATTGAGATGGTTAAAACAATTAGAGTACACGATGCAATATATGAAATCAAAGGTGATAACTACGAACTAGCAGAGAAGTTGGATATATCAGATAGTTTATTAAGAGGTCGACTGTTGAAAGGCTGGTCGTTAGCAGAAGCATGCCAGGTACCTAAAGGTATTGACCCTAAAGATTTAGTTTATATCAACTATGCCAAACAGTATGAAGCAGATAACACACAAGCGAAGATTAATTACAGAGAAGAAAAGCATAAGGAAGAACGTCCTTGGTTATACGATGGAACACCACAAAACCATGACAGAGGTAAGTGGTGCCAGTATTTAATGAATACAAGTATTTTTCCTAAGGCGGTGCATTAGATGAAAATCAGTGATTTAAAAATAGGTAACTACGTTGTTGTGAATGACTTAGGTGCAGGTAAGTATAGCAGTGGTATGCGTGTGATAGGTAGAGTGGTTGAGATTGACGATAAAGGAAACTATGCGATTATCGAATCGCTACCTAAACACAGATATGAAATCACAGACTTCAACGACTTTGAGTTGTGGAGTAAGCAGATAGAAGATAAGACGGAGAGCATGAGTGACTCTGAAGGTTTAAGTGGATTTACTGTTGATAAAAAACTTTTAGAGGAAGCAAAGGAAAAAGGTATTGATGAACTCAGAAAAAGAATAAACCAATCCAACGACCTACAACAACGTAAGCGTAAAGATGAAAATGTAGGATTATTTAAAATTAAAGATTTAAAAGTCGGTTACAAAGTCAAAATGCTAGATGATGATATGACAGGTGAAATTTCTGAAATAGCCGATAATGGTAAGTATGCTGAAATAAAAATAGATAATGGCGTGTATAGAGGTATCAACGATAATTGTGATTTCACAATAACAGAGTGGAATTCAGTGCCAGAGTATGCAGAGGACACAGTTAACAGTCCTTCACATTATAACTATGGTGATATAGAAGTTATAGATTTCATAGAGCAGGTAACGAAACACTACAATCCTAACGTAGCTTATCACATTGGTAATGCTATTAAGTATCTTGCACGATCACCACACAAGAATGGTAAAGAAGATGTGGCTAAAGCTAAATGGTATATCGAGCGTGCGTTTGAAAATTGGGATGTGAAGTAGATGGCAGAAATATTAACTAAGATTAACAACATATTAGGAATAAAAGAGAGTTATAAAGCACCAGACAGATTAATGGAAATATTGTACATGGACAAACCAGAACGCGATAAGTATTTCATGGATTTCTTGAATGCATTTGATAAAGATGTAACTTATGACTGGTTTCACGATTACTTCCAAGATGAACATGCAGATAGAAAAAACCAAAAACAAGATTTCACGCCTCAATCGGTCAGTAAATTATTGACTCACATAGTTGGAAGTGAAGGAAACACATATTATGAACCGGCAGCAGGTACAGGAGGCATCCTTATCGAGCGCTGGAATTATGACAGAATGCAACATTCTCCATTTGATTACGAGCCTAGAGATTATTACTATACTGCAGAAGAATTGTCAGATAGAGCAATACCGTTTCTATTATTTAATATGTTAATTAGAGGTATGAATGGAAACGTTGTTCAATGTGATGTATTAACTAGAGAAGCAACAGGAGCTTTTTTCATACAGAATGATGTAAATGATTTTATGGGATTCTCAAGTTTGAACCTACTCCCTTATAACGAAGATACGGAAAAGGAATTGAACATAAAGTTTGTGGAGGAGAAATATGAACCCATTAAACAAACAAAAGGGATACCGAACTGGTTGTTTGGTGATATTGAGTTAGTAGGTGATTAAGCACATGGTCCTATCAGAAACTATCAAAGTTAAATACAAAATTGATACTAAAGGCAGAAATACTGTCGAAATGGCAAAGCTACTAAGAGATTGTGGAGTTAAAGGATTCTTATACTCGATTAATCCACGTAGCATTGTCATGGCAGTGTTGCCAGAGGATAAAGCACATAACAGGAAAGTATTAAATGAATTGAAAGGGCTGGTGGAGTAGATGATTAAGTTTAGAGCGTGGGATAAAGAAGAAAAAGAATGGTTAAGTATTAGAACAATAGGATTTGATGATGATGGCTCACTTTGGTATTTACAAGCTTGGGATGATAATGAAAACGACATAGACCCACCATATTTAGAAGATGATTTAGGAGTGAAATGGGAGCTTCTCCAATCCACAGGGCTTAAAGACGCACATGGAACGGAAATATATGAAAAAGATATTGCAAGAGATTCTTATGGAGATGTTTTCTTAATTGAGTGGTTAGACGGTAGCTTTGTACTAACTGACTTTTTCAGTGGTGGATATGACCATTGCAGTATAGATGATTCAGAAGTATATGAAATTATTGGTAATCAATTTCAACACCCACATTTACTAGAGGAGTGATGGCGGTGGCTACAGATAAACAAGTGAAGTATGTCCAATCATTACAAGAACAATACGGTGCAGAAGATTACACAGAAATAGAAATAAAAAGCATGAGCCATAACGAAATAAGTATTGTTATAGACGAGCTTAAAAAGGCGATTGCAGAAGATGAATTGTACAACGAATGTATGAGCTATGGATTACCTAATCAATAAGGAGTGTTAATTATGAATTCGGAAACGAAATTTCATGTCAGCGTTATGGATGCAAGGTTGAAGAAAGTGAAAAAGCAATGCGACCAATACAAACAAGCATATCAGCACTGTGTAGATGATTTAATCGTCTTACGTGCGAATAATAAACGGTTGGAACGACAAAATGCAGAACAACTAGCATTGCTGAAACAGTTTAGAAAGCTCATAGATTATAAATTAACACTGCATCAAGGCAGTTTGATGTATAGAGAATATCGAAGTAAGTTAGATCAATTGGGGGTTAAGTAGGATGAAAAAACTAATATTCAAACGTAATCATGAAGATGCAATCAAACCATATAGAGCAAACGCTAGTGATAGTGGATTAGATTTATTCACATGTGAAGCTAAGTCACTAGATCCGGGTGAAACTGCAATTATCGATACAGGTATTGCAATTCATTTAGACGAAGGGTATGAAGCGCAGGTTAGACCTAGAAGTGGTGTGACTGCTAAAACTAAGTTAAGAGTACAGTTAGGCACAATAGATAATTCATATCATAAGAGTATAGGTATTATTGTGGATAATATTGGCAAGCGACCAATTTCAGTAGACAAAGGTAAGAAACTAGCACAGTTAGTTGTACAGCGTGTAGCATTACCAGAAATAACAGAGGTGGAAAGTTTTGAGCAAGAATCAGAAAGAGGCGGATACGGATCAACAGGATACTAAAGACATCGTTGAACGTGTACGAATAATATTAGGCAAGGAGTGACGACATGCAATTTCTAGTACGCAAAACACACCACACAACAGGTGAAGTGTTCTTGGATGCAACCAGAGCTAAGGAGAATGAAGAATTTGTTGTAGTGGATGCAGAGAATAAAGAAGATGCGAAAGAGAAAGTTAAACATAAGGAGGACAACCAATGAAACAAATACTCAAACTATTATTAACGTTGGCGCTATATGAACTAAGTAAAGAGATCACATACGAAATCATTTGCCGTATGCAAGCGAAAGATATGGTACCTAAAGATTATGAGGAGGAGAAGTAATATGATTAAAAAAGCAATTAAAAGACCAGATGAAATTGAATACATTGAGTTTAAAGGTAGAGAAAATTTTGAAGAAGTTTGTGAATTCATTGGACGTTCAGAACCATTACTTACACGTATAGATGGCACAGAGTATTTGTTAATGAATCACTTTAACTCAAGTGAAAAGTCAGTGCCAGTAGATCCAGGTACAATATTCTATAAGTGGAACAACTTTGGAAACGATGAAAATATTTATGGACCAACATCATGGGATGCTATAAGTAAAAATGAATTCTTTAAGCGATTTATGGAGTGTGAATAACATGTGGATAATAACAACAATCGTGTTAGGTAGTATTGCGATACTCACGCTTATATACAATGCCATCAAAGACGCAAAGATAAAAGCGTTAGAGTATGAAGTAGGTTATCTGCTATACACAATATTTGAAAAGGACCTGCCTAAGAGAGAGTTGGATGATAAAAATATACGCAAGATTAAAGGCGAGTCAAATAAACGTATGAAGTAACTGGAGGTATAAGATGTTTACACCAACTGAAGTAAAACAGATCATAACAGATTATCATTGGATGAAAAGATTAATTGACTCACAAGTATATGAGTATGATAGTACATCAACAGGACAGTATGGTATAGAAGCAGCTATGCCTAAAGGGCAAGGACAGACAGGCGATAAGGTGTTGGTTAGAGTTATACGTAATGATAATGATAGACGTAAGACACAGGAGCTTATAGAGAAGGTAGCATTCATTGATGGGCATGAGCATATGATTACTAATGATAAGAACTATCACATACTCCAACTACTTAAGCAGGGAGAGAGTAAGAATAGAATCATGGTACTGATGCAGATAAGTAAGGATAACTTATACAATAGGATAGATGCTATCACCGAAGTATACATGAACCAACAATAACCAGACACATCGTACGAATCGTACACATCGTACACTATTATGTACTGTACATAGGTGTGGTATATAATATCGATATACGATAAGTTCCAGTGACTTATTATAAATAACAATACTATATTATAAGTAGGCACATCACTAAGTGGTGTGTCTTTCTTTATATGGAGGTAAGTAATGTGAAACTTGTTATTGTGTATGGCTCACCCATGAGTGGTAAGACAACATACGTTAATGAACAATTAACTAATGAAGATATTGTGTATGACTATGATGCTTTAGCAAAGACTATCACTAATAGTGAATACCAACAATACAATGACAATGCACACGAGTTACTTCTTACCATAAGAGATAGCATGATTGATTATGCCAAGTGGAATGATAAAGGAACTATGTACATCATTACGACATTCTTATCTAAAGTAATACTTAATAGACTTAAGACATTATCTATAGAAGCGAAGTACATCAAGATGGATGTAGATATAAATACTTGTCTTAAACGTTTGTACGAAACAGACAGACACGATGCACATGAGGTTGAAGAAGTCATACATGATTGGTATGCAAGACATGATAATAAACCAGCAAGTGATCGTGTTGTTGATAAGGAGACAATGCGTTTCTACAAATCTAAAGCATGTCGTGATACAAGGCTACAAGTATTAAAAAGAGATAACTATGAATGCCAACATTGTAAGGAACAAGGTAAAGTGACAACTATTGATAAGAGCAAACATAAATCATTAGATGTTGACCATATAAAAGAGTTGGATACACATCCAAATTTAGCATATGACATGGACAATTTGGTTACATTGTGTGTATCTTGTCATAACCGTAAACACAATCGAAGTTATAATCGATGGAATCGCAAGCCTAATAAATGGGATGGAGATGAAAAATGGTAATTGTGTTTTTCGTGAATACAAAAACCTAAACAATTGTCCTCCCCGGGTGGAAACAAATTGGTTTTGTCCACGTGAGGAAGAAACGGCGAAGAAGGTCCCGATTGCTTAACCGTAAAAATAAAACATTACATAACCCCCTTAGGGTATATTGGCGTGAAATGAGGTGAAAACATGAAAGTAAGCGACAATGATAAGCAAGTAATTAAAGAACGCAAGCGATTGCTCGAAATATACAAAGATATTCCTGAAGATAAGTTAAAAGTCGCAGAAGGATTGATAATTCAAGCTGCAAGATTAAGGATAATGCTCGATTATATGTGGAATGATATACAAGAAAACGGTGAATACGCGATGTTCCAACAAACGGATAAAGCTCCACCATATGAAAGAGAACGCCCCGTTGCTAGATTGTATACGACGAGAGATCAATCTTACCAAAGAGTAATTAAACAGTTATCCGATTTACTACCTAAAGAAAACAAGGAAGAAGATAATAAAAAAAGAAGAACGTCGAGTGATTTATTATGAAGATAGTGGATGAAGTAAAACAATACATCGAACAGTGGCGAAAAGGTTATATAAAATTTAATAAAGAACGAAGAATGTTGGTCGAACATCTCGAAAAACACGTATTTAATAGAGATGACATTTACTTTGATGAAACACATATAAAAAACTGTATTAGTTTTATCGAAAAGTATTATTTCAAATTGAATAGTTTCCAAAAATTCCTAATAGCGTTTATTTTCTTAAAATACAAAGAAGATGACGCGCTTTTTTACGAGCAATTTTTCATCATGATGGCAAGAGGTGCTGGTAAAAATGGTTTAATCAGTGGACTTAGCCATTATTTCATTAGCGGTTTACATGGAATTAACCACTATAATATTTCTGTTGTTGCAACATCAGAAGAACAAGCTAAAACATCATTCGAAGAAATATTCAACTGTATTAAAGAGAATGAATTAGATGATATTTTTGATAATCGTAAAGCACACATCACTGCATACGATACAGGTTCGTATATCAAATATCGTACATCAAACGCAAGTACAAAGGATGGACTACGTGATGGTTGTGTTATATACGATGAGGTTGCAGCGTATGAAAATTGGGATACGGTAAACGTGTTTAGTTCTGGTTTAGGTAAAGTTAAACATCCAAGAGAGTTTTTTATCAGTACAGATGGATTCGTTCGAGATGGCTTTATCGACAAGATGAAAGAACGTTCAATGGAAATTTTAAAAGGTGAAGAATTAGATGATCCTATGTTTCCATTCATTTGCAGATTAGATGACCCCAAAGAAGTAGATGACAAAGAAATGTGGGAGAAAGCTAATCCGATGTTTTGTGAACCACGTACTGAATATGCTAAAGGTCTTTTCAGAAAAGTGCTAATTCAATATAAACAACTACCAAACAATCCTTCAAACAGACCTGAATTTATGACTAAAAGAATGAATTTACCTGAGGTTGATTTATCCCTTTCTATTGCTCAATGGGAAGATATATTAGCGACAAATAAACGAATACCTCCATTAGATAACCACACTTGTGTTGGTGGTTTAGATTTTGCGGATATTCGAGATTTTGCGAGTGTCGGTCTGTTGTTTAAAGAAGGTGACGAGTACATTTGGAAATCACATTCATTTGTAAGAAAAGGATTTTTAGAAAATGTAAGATTGAAAGCTCCAATACATGAATGGGAAGAAAAAGGATTATTAACAATTCTTGATGAGCCAGTTATTGATATCCATCACATTGTAGATTGGTTTAAAGAAATGAGAGAAAAATACAATCTGACTGTAATATGTGCAGATATGTATAGATTAGATATTGTAAAACAACAACTTGAAAAAGAAGGCTTCCAATTTATATATGTTAGAAATCCGAAATCCATCCAGTCTATCTTAGCGCCGCGTGTTGAAACGTTGTTTAGCCAACATAAAGTTGTATACGGAGACAATCCATTAATGCGGTGGTATACAAACAACGTTCAAGTAACTGTAAAAAAAGATGGTAATAAAATTTACGAGAAAAAAGATGAAGTCAGACGTAAAACTGATGGATTTCAAGCCTTTATACATGCTTTGTGGATAGCGGACACATATTTAAAAGATGAAGAACACTTCATAATGGCTGATATCGATTTCTAGGAGGTGAGAATTTGAGTATATTTGACAAAATAATGGGAAGAAATTCTGCAATTGAATTTTCATATGATTTAGAACTTGTTAGAGAAACTTCCAACAAAGCCTACATAAAACGTTGGGCGTTAGACACATGTATCAATCACATTGCTAGGACAATAAGTCAAACAAAGTTTGAAATTATAGATGGTGAAACTAAAGATAATTCTTCTACAACACATTATAAATTGAATGTTAGACCAAATACTGATGAAAGTGCAGCTACATTTTGGCAAAAAGTTATTCGAAAGTTAATTTATGATAATGAAGTATTAATTGTAGTTACCGATTCTAAAGATTTAATAATTGCCGATGATTTTGTTCGTGAAGAATATGCTTTATATGATGATATTTTTAAAAATGTTATGTTAGGTGAGTTTGAATTTGAAAGAAACTTTAAAATGAGTGAAGTTATTTATTTAGAATACAACAATGAATCTATTACCAATATGTTGATGGGATTATTTAAAGATTACGGTGATATTTTTGGTCGTGTTCTTACTTATAATATGATGAGTAATCAAATAAGAGGGACAGTAGAAATGGACGCTTCGCTAGCGTTAAACGAAGCATCAAATGAAAGTATGCAGAGATTTATTAACAAAGCATATGAAGCATTTAGTAAAAATGATGTAGCAGTTGTACCAATGCAAAAAGGATATTCATACAAGGAACATTCTAATAGTAATGGTACGAAAGCCTCATCACAGATTGATGATTTAGCTAAAGTACCTAACCAACTGTTAAGTTACGTCGCTAGAAATTTAGCAATACCAGTAGGTTTGATAAACGGAGAAACAGCCGATATTGAAGCGATGACTGATAATTACATGAAGTTCTGTATCAAACCTATTATTGAAAAAATCACTGATGAATTGAACGCTAAGTTGTTTAGCGAACGAGGTTATAAAGAAGGTAAACGAATTAAAGCTATATCTATAGACCAAAAAGGACCATTAGAAGTGAGTGAAGCGATAGACAAACTCATTGCTAGTGGTTCTTTTAATAGAGACGAAATTCGTGAGCTAACTGGTTATGAACCCATTGGCAGTGAAGAGATGCAGAAATTTATTATCACTAAAAACTATCAAACTGTGGATGAAGAAACAACAGGTAGTGAAGGAGGTGATATAGATGAGTAATAACGAAATCGATATTTACGGTTTTATTGATTCAATGACAGTCGAAGGTATGACGATTAGCCCACAAACAGTTAAAGATCAACTGAAAGAAATGAGCGATGAAAAAGAAATTATCGTGAATATAAACAGTCAGGGTGGTGATGTGTTTAGTGGAGTTGCTATATATAATATGCTTCGTCGTCAAAACGCCCATATCACCGTAAATATTGATGGTTTGGCAGCATCGATTGCTTCAGTCATTGCTATGGCTGGTGACACAGTTAATATGCCAAATAATGCAGTACTAATGATTCATAACGCGTGGACGAATGTAACGGGAGATTCAAATGAATTTAAAAAACAAGCCGATTCATTAGAAAGAATCAATTCTGTTGTGTTTAACAGTTACATCGATAAAAATCCTGATATTGATCATGCGCTTCTACGTCAGTATATGGACGAAGAAACATGGTTTACAGCTAAAGAAGCAGAAGAATTAGGGTTAATCGATAATATAACTGAAAGTACACGTGTTGCGGCTGCAACAACATCAGTCTTACTAGGAGGTGACAACAATATGTCAAAACGTTATAGAAATGAAGGTCCAGGTGAGCCACAAGAACCTAAAAAACAAGGTGAAGAAATTACTGTTGAAGATGTGATGGATAAATTAGAAGAAATCTTGGCAGAAATTAAAAAAGTTTCTGACAAAGACGGTGAAGGTTCAGAACCTAAAAAACCTGAACCAAATGAACCACCTCAAAACAGTTTTGCAAGATTATTTAATATGCAAACAAAATAAACAATAAAAGGAGAATGAAAACTATGGCAATTGATTTAGAAAACAGAGAGCAATTCCAAAACTCACAAGAATTGTTAAAGCAATTTTCAAATATGAGTCCGAATGCATCGGATGAACAAGTAAAGGAAAAGTATACAGAATACATGAATGCATATAGCGAAGATTTAGCTAATGCTATTCGTAAGGATATGCAAAATGAACAAGGTGACAATGCAGTGTTAAACGCACGCAAAGTTAATCGTTTAACTAACGAAGAAAAGAAATTCTACAACGCATTAGTTTCTGAAGATCATGTTAATACTGATACAAACTGGAAAGATGGTGAATTATTACCAGAAACAGTTATTGACCGTATCTTCGAAGATATTGAATCAGAACACCCATTATTACAACATATCAACATCAACCGTACAGGATTAAAAGCACGTGTAATTCGTTCTGTGCCTGAAGGACAGGTTGTATGGGGTAAAGTGTTCGGAGAAATCCGTGGACAACTTGAAGCTACTTTCTATGAACAAGACGTTTCATTAGGTAAAGCTACAGCGTTTGTTGTTGTTCCTAAAGATTTAAAAGATGCTGGTGTACAATGGGTTGACCGTTATGTACGCGCGCAAATCAAAGAAGCTTTTGCAGTAGCAATTGAAAAAACTGCAGTTGTTGGTGAAGGTGCTGCTAAAGACCAACCAGTAGGATTAATGAAAGAAATTAACCGTACAAACGGTGCTGTTTCAGATAAAGCAGTAGCTGGTACTTTAACTTTAGCTGATGCAGATAAATCAATTTCTGAAATTGGTGGCGTTATTAAAAACTTATCCACTAAAGAGTACTATGATAAAGACGGTAACGTTAAAAAATCTAAAGGCGCTAGTGTATTAAATAATGTAGTTATCGCATTAAACCCTGCAGATTACATCTATACTGGTGTAGCATTTATGCAATTACACAACGGACAATTTGTAAGCCCAATTCCATTTAACGTAACATTTGAACAATCTGAATTTGTACCTGCTGGTAAAGCAGTAGCATTTGATAAAACACGTTACAACTTCTATGCTGGTAGCGAGGTTATTGTACGTGAATTTGACCAAACATTAGCATTAGAAGATATGGATCTTTATACTGCAAAACAATTCTTATATGCAGAGCCTGACGATAATAAAACTTCATTCGTATATGATGTAGACTTTTCAAGTTTAGGTTCTACTGATAATGCATCAGTTACACCAGAAGCATAATAAGGAGGTTTTATAAATGGCAGAGTATAAAGTGCTAAAAGCTTATAAAGATAAGCAATTAGATAAAAAATTAAAAAAGAACGAAAAAGTAGAAATGACTGTCAAACGTGCTGATGAAGTTGAAGAAATTTTAAAAGCAAATGGTTTTGACGGTCCTTTTTTAGAACGAATTAAAGAGAAGAAGTGATGTAAATGATTACTTCAGAACATGTTGAAGAATTTAAAGCACGTAATCGTATTTTTTATGATATGGAAGATGAACGCATTAAACGTGATTTAGAAATGTCGTATGAAGATATAAAACGGAAATGCGGTAATTTTTCAATGAAAGATATTTCGCTTGGTCGTGAATTGGTATATGAACGTACAAGATATGTATTCAATGATAAATTAGAAGAATTTCACGATAATTTTTTATCGAGCATTGTCCAATTTCAAATAATCAATATGGAGGTGCCAGAAGATGGCACAACAACGTAGACAAGTAGTAACTGGTGGAGAAATGCGCACACCGGTTATTTTTTATATCGCAAAACCAAGTGATGATTTCTTGCCAGGTGAATCTGTGAGCGAAGTTTATTATAAATGTTTTGCGAATGTTTATCCTCCTTCTCAAAAAGACTTGGACATGACAGATAATAAAGCAAGTATAACGATGGTGACATGGTATCCAATGGGTAAGGAAATCATTGACGATATGTACTTTGAAATTGACTTACCTAGATATAAAGGTAAACATTTCAATATTGTACAAATTGATGATGATACAGATTACCACATGAATATTAAAATTATTGGAGAATACTCAAAATGAGTGTAGAAATAGAAGGTACGCATCAAATGTTACGTAAAATCGGCGAGAAGTATGGGGAAGCTAAGATGCTTAAAGCTCAAGACAAGGCTTTAAATAACGGGGCTAAGTATTTTACATCTGTATTGAAAAGTAATTTTGAAGTCTTTAGAGATACAGGTGCAAGTATAGGTGAAATAACCGTTACGGACCCATATTTCATTCATGGCAATACACGTATGGTTAAAGTTCATTGGGAAGGTGCTCGAAACCGTTATTCCATTATTCACATAAACGAATGGGGTTCGGTTAAAAAACCTAATCCACGAGGTAAAGGTGCGATTGCTAGAACAATGTTCACAACAGAAATGCCATATAGATCAATTATAAAAGAAACGTTAGAAGGTGAACTGTAAATGTTTGATATGTTGAAAACTTTACAAAAATATTTATTAAAAAACGCAACAATTGCTCAACATTGTACAGGTCGAATTCGAGCGTATCATTATGATGAAACTGCCGATACTTCTGGACCCTATATACTCATTAGTCCATTGATAGCACCACAACCGTCAACCTATGCGAGTGATATAAATTTATCGACTGAATATTTATATCAAATAGATGTACGTGGACCTAATTACGACATTGTTAAATTACTGCAAGAAGAAATAAGAAAAACACTGTGGCAGATTGGTTTTCGTCAACAAGATGGTACTGATCAATACGACCACGAAATTAAAATCTATATGGATGCACGAAGATATCGTGGTAATCCATATACGATAGATGGATTAAGACATATCGATAAAGAATTAACTGAATAGGCAAGCCTTTCGTAATCACGGAGGGCTATTTTTTATGCCTAAATTTAAGGAGGAAATATAAATGGGTAGATATAATGCTGCGACAGGATTAGGAAAAATGTACTATGCAGTTTTAACTGAACAACCAGATGGTTCAGTAGAAATTGGAAATATAAAAGACGTGGACTATGTACAAGAAATGGAATTAGAGTTTGGTGAAGAATTAGAAAGAGCTTATGGGTCAAACAAAGTAGCAGAAATTGCGAAGTCTGCTGGAGAAACAACACTTTCACTAACATTCCACAAATTACCTATTGACGTTCAAAAAGACTTATTAGGTTTAGTTGAGCATAGCGAGAACAAAAACGTATATGGATTTAGTAATTCTACAGGTATTACTTATGCGGCTGTTGCTATCCCACGTACGATGGAAGATGGGTCAATGGAATGGTTTGGATTATCTAAAGGCGTATTCACACGTCCGAACAAAGAAGGTCAAACAAAAGAAGACGGCGTAGAATTCGGTTCAGATGAAATCGAAGGTCAATTCATGGAACGTGAAGTTGGCGGTTTCGAAGAAGAATTAGCAGTTATGATGGCATATGAGCCTAAAGGATCTACAGAAGGTAAAGACTCTGTATTCCAATCTATTTTTGGTAAATCTGAAAACAATACAGTAACAGACACAGTACCTGAAGCATAAAGACATTAGACGACTTTAACCGGTCGTCTATTTTTGTATACAAAAATAAAAATCTAAAATAATCGGTCGAATATAAAACCCGATGAAAAGGAGTAAATAAATTATGGCAAAAGCATTAGTATTAAATATCAACGGTGAAGAAAAGAAATTTTATAAAGCAGGTAGCTTTACAGGTAAACAAGCACGTAAAGGTACACGTTTATCAATGCGTATGAGTGCTTTAAGCACAAACCCTGAAGGTTTAGACATTGAACAAGCAGAAAAATTTGAAGAAACATTAGATCAAATTGAAAAAATGGTTGTTGAAGATTTATATGATAACCAATTTACTGTAGATGAATTACAAGAAGGTGTAGATGGAGATAAATACTTTGAAACACTTATCACTGAAGTAAGTGGAGCTAACGAAGAAACGGGAAAGAAAAAATAGATAGTAGCTCACTTAAAAATGAAGATTTAACGTATGAAAAAATGGCGAAGAATATCGATGTTATTTATCAAGACTTGTTAGAAGCAGGTTGGAAAATGACGGAGATAGATAATACTGAAATTTTCGAGCTATTACGAATCTTACAGGATAAAAATAACAAACAAAGTAAAACTAAGAAAGTAAAAGTCAACGAGAGTCTAATTGGAGCAATTACTGGGAAAGACCCACGTCAATCCAGTTAGGCTCTTTTTTTATTATGCAAAGAAAGGAGAGTGATTAAATGGCGGATGATATTAAAGGTTTTACGATTGGTTTAGGTATCGACACCTCCGATATTGATAGAGGGATGGCTAATCTTCAACGTAAATTAAAAACTGCTGATGCTCAAATGAAAGCTAACCTTTCTACTTTTGATAAGGCTGAAAAGTCAGTGGACAAATTCGAAACTGAATTAGAAGGATTGAACAAAAAACTAACACAACAAGGGCGTGCAAGCGAACAAGCACAGTAGAAACTAGATCAGTTAAGAAATGCCCAAGATAACACTAACAAGAAGATGAAAGAAGCAGCAGTTCAAGCTCAAAATGCTAAAAGTCGTTATGAATCATTGGCTGATAGTTATGACAATTTAAATAATGAACTTAAAGAACATCAAACCAATGTTAAGAATGCGCAAAATGCACAAAAACAAATGCAGAATACTGTCACAGCACTAAGTGCGAAAATGAAAAACGCTAAATCTTCTGTAGATGGTTTACAGGAAGAATTTGACCAATTAAATGCATCAGGCAAAGCGTCTAAACAAGAATTAACTTCGTTAGGCAATCAGTTAGCTAAAGCTAGAGCTCAATACAATAGTTTATCTAATGCTGTAGATAGTGCTAAGCAAGATTTAAATGAATCTAAAGTAGCAACAGCAAATGCAAAAAATGAATTGCAAAACTTTAGTGATGCCAACAAAGAAGCGATGACTAGTGCTAAAACTGCAATGCAGTCTGCGAAGCAAGAAGCAACTAATGCTGAAAAATCTTATGCATCATTAAACAGAGAAGTTGCACAACTCCCTAGCAAACTTGATAAAGCTGAAAAAGAAGTTTACGAAAATGCTTTAGCTTATAACGTATTGCAAAATCGTATTGACGAAGCAACTGATGAAATGCGTGAATTCCACAGAGAACAAACAAAATTCTTCGGTATGGGTCCTGCAATTGCTGCAATGGGTCAACGTTGGGAAGAAGTAAACGCTAAAATCAATAAAATTGGTAATAGTTTCAGGAACGTTGGCTATGTAGTTCGAGGTATTGGCATGGGTGCTTTAATTTCTAACATTTCTGCTGTAATACCTGTGGCTGGTAGTGCAGTTAGTGCTATTGCTGGAATAGGTGGTGCTGCTACTGCAGCTGCTGGTGGTGCGATTGGACTTGGTGGTGCTTATGGTGTTGCGTTAGGCGGCATCATGGCATTTAGTGGCCAAGCTACAACTGCTTTGCAAATGTTAGAAGATGGCCAAATAAAAGTTACTAGTCAAGTTCGTAGATACCAAACAGCATTAAGCGGTTTGCAAAATCAATGGAAAGGTCTTGTGCAGTCTAATCAAGCGGCTATATTTAATACAATGGCCAATGGTATTAATATCGCAAGAACTGCGTTAACTAGATTAACTCCCTTCATTACGACAACTACAAATCAAATAGCCCGAGCATCAAAAGAAATGCGTAACTGGGTTACATCTTCTAAAAATGCTAACAACGCATTCAAACTTATTAATAATATTGGTCCACCGATATTCCAAAACTTACTTAACGCTGCAATGCGTGTGGGCGATGGTATCACACATATGTTCACTTAATTTGGCCCTTTATTTACTTGGACAGGTAAAGGTATAGAAAGTTTAGCTAATAAATTTAACGCATGGGCTAACAGTGCAAGTACAGATAAAGGGATAGCCCAATTTATTCAATATACTAAAACGAATCTTCCTATTGTAGGACAGATATTCGGGAATGTATTTAGTGGTATTGTTAGTTTATTCCAAGCATTTAGTGGTCATTCACATGATGTGCTAGTAGGGATGCAAGGTGTAACCAAAACATTTAAAGATTGGGCTGCTAATTTACAAGGAACTGAAGGTTTTAAAAACTTCATAGCTTATCTTAACGCAAATGGTCCTAAAGTTTGGCAATTACTCAAAAACATTGGAAACATTTTTGTTGGTCTTGTTAGAGGTATGGCACCAGTTGGATCCGTAGTGCTTAGTATAACAACAGCTATAACTGGATTTATAGCCAAAGGTGCAACAGCTAACAATACAATGGGTCTAATGACAGGTGTTTTAACAGCTGTTGGTGGTGCATTAGCAGCAATTCTTCCTATGTGGGGCGTATATAAAACTGTAATGGGTGGTGCTTCGTTAGTAACTCGTGCATATAACACCATAGTTAATATAACAAAAACATCAATGGCTATTTGGACAGGTGTAACACGTGCTTTAGCCTTAGCTCAAATTTTAAATGCTAGAAACACTTCTTTAGCAACTATTATGACTGGTAAATATTCAATCGCTACAAAAATTGCTGCAGTTGCTACACGAGGACTAGGTTTAGCTCTTAGATTTATGACTGGGCCAATAGGTTGGGTTATAACTGCTATCGGTGCATTGGTTGCAGGTATTATGTATCTTTGGAAAAACAACGAAACATTCCGTAATTTTGTCATAACTGCTTGGAATCAAATTAAAGCCACAGCAATCTCAGTTTTTGGATTCTTAAAACCATATTTAGTTGCAATATGGAATGGTATAAAAACATCTGCAATTGTTGCATGGACGATTTTGAAAACTGCAGCATTTGCGACATGGAATGCAATTAAATTTGCAATTCAAAATCCAATTTTGGCATTAAGGAACGTTTTATCTGCTATTTGGGCTGGAATTAAATTCACAGCTATAGCAGTGTGGACAGGAATTAAGACTGCTGTATTGACAATTATTCGTACATGGTTAGCAGTAGCTAAAGCATACTTTAACGTTTGGAAAGTAGCGCTTACTGCGATATGGAATGGTATAAAAACTGTTGCAATAGCTGTATGGAACGGTATTAAGAACTCAATACTATCAATCATTCGAACTTTAGTTGCAGTAGCTAGAGCTATTTTAAATACAATAAAAACTGTTGTTTCAACGGTGTTTAATGGTGCTAAAACGATTGCTATAGCAGCGTGGACAATCTTAAAAAATAGAGTGGTTGCAATAACACGTGCAATTTGGACGTTAGTTAAAGCAATATTTACAGGATTAAAAAATTCTGTTGTAGCTATATTTAATGCAGTGAAGAACTTTGCTATAAGAATTTGGACTTTAATGAAAAACAGAATTATAGCGAATGCTAGATTGCTATGGACAGGTGTTAGAAATACGTTCAACGCTCTTAAAAAAGGTGTTATTGCCATATTCAACGCTGTTAAAAACTTTGCTATCAAAGTTTGGACAACGCTCAAAAACGGTGTTATAGCGAGAGCTAAATCATTGTGGAACGGTGTTCGTAACACTTTTAATGCATTAAGAAAAGGTATAACAAACATATTCAACGCAGTGAAAAATTTCGCGTTGAAATTATGGACAAACATGAAAAATGGCGTTATTTCAAGGGCTAAGGCATTATGGTCTGGTGTAAGAAATACTTGGAACAATCTTAAAAAAGGTACAACTAACATATTCAAGTCTGTTGGTAGTTTCATGAGTTCTAAATGGAATAGTATTAAATCTGGAACAGTAAATAAAGCTAAATCACTTTGGTCAGGCGTGAAAGGTGCTTGGGGTTCCTTATCTAAAGGAACACGTAACACAATGAATTCCGTCGGCGGTTTCATGTCTAAAAAGTGGCGTGACATCAAGAATGGAACAGTTGATATAGTTACTGGAATGAAAGATAAAATCACTGGCGTCATGAACAAAATGGGTGACGTTATCAAGTCGGTAACTGGTGATATTAAAGGTTTCTTCTCTGGAATGATAGACAAAGTTAAAGGCGGATTAAACAAACTTATCGATGGTGTGAACTGGGTTGGTAAAAAACTTAATATGCCAAAAATTGACCCTATCAAACTTCACACTGGTACAGAACACACTAACACGACTACAAATGTAGTTAAGAACGGTAAGATTGCTCGCGATACATTTGCTACTGTAGGAGACAAAGGACGCGGAAATGGTCCTGGTGGCTTCAGACACGAAGCTATCAAATATCCAAACGGTAAAATGGCACTTACACCAAACAGAGATACAACAGCATTCTTACCTAAAGGCTCATCTGTTATGAATGGTGCGCAGACACATTCTATGTTGAGTGGTATGCCTAAATTCTCAAATGGTACTTTATCTAACAAAAAGCCTAAGAAGAAAAAGAAAGGGGATAACTTCTTTGGCGATGTAACTACTGGCCTAAAGACAGGCGCAAAAGTTGCTACTGGTAAAGTTGTAGACGGTGGTAAAGCGGTGGTTAATAAAACACTGGAAACTGCAGCCAAAGGTAAGAAATGGATGGAAGATAAAATTGGCGATGTAATGGACTGGATAGACAAACCAGGTAAATTACTCGACAAAGTTCTTGAAGGTATTGGTTTAAACCTTGACGGTTTTGGAATTAAAAAAGCGGCAGAACTACCTTATAACATGATGAAAGGTATGTTCGGCAAACTTAAAAAAGCTGCTATAGATACATTCACATCATGGATGGCAGATGCTGCAGAAGGTGACGGAGGTTATATAGACCTTTCAAAAGGTATTAACTTCCCATTCAGTCCTAACGGCAGAGCACCAGGTTATCCTTTTGCAGGTCCTCACATGGGTGTAGACATCAACTACGTTTATGACAAACTATATTCAGTTCTAGCTGGTAAGGCCACTGCTCGCAAAGGTTGGAACGGTGGTTTTGGTAACATGGTTGACATTGTTAAAGGCAACACGAAAGTTATCTACGGTCACATGAGCAAACACGCATTCAGTGGAAGTAAAAACGTAAAACCAGGTGACTATTTAGGTGTATCTGGTAACTCTGGTCGTTCATCAGGACCACACTTACACTTTGAGGTTCAGAAAAACGGAACGCCAATCAATCCATTGAAATGGTTAAAAGCTAATGATGGTGGCGGTGGCAAGTCTGGTAAATGGAATGGCGATATTAAAAAAGCGCTTAAAATAGCTGGATTACCTACTTCTAAAGCTTATGTTAATGCTTGGGCTAAACAGATCCAAACGGAATCAGGTGGCAATCCTAAAGCTTTAGGTGGTACTGACGGATTAGCTGATGGTCGTGCAAAAGGTTTAGTACAAGTTAAACCTGGTACGTTCAACGCTTATAAAGCTAAAGGTCACGGAAACATTTGGAATGGTTTAGATAACCTAATTGCTGGTATGAGATATGCTAAAGCTAGATACGGTAAAGGTGGCATGTTAGGTGTTATTGGTAAGGGTCATGGATATGCCACTGGCGGATTAATTAATTCATCAGGTTTATATAATTTAGCCGAAGGTGGTTATCCGGAATGGGTAATACCTACTGACCCTAGTCGTAACTCTGATGCAATGAAATTATTGGCATTAGCTGCACAAGATATAGACAGTAAAAATAAACGTAATAAACGACCTAATCAAATGCGTACACCTGCTACTAGTAATAACAGTAATAGTAATGAAATGATTAACTTCATGGCTAGACAGTTAGAAGCTACACAAAAACAGGTAGAATTATTAACACAACTTGTCGCAAGTAATCAACGTTTAGAACAGAAACCTACAGGTGTGAGTGAAAAACAAATTAGCGAACAACAAGCTAAAAGATTAGGTTTTGAATCCTATAGTTTAGGAGGGAGTTTTTAATTGAAAAAACGAGTACGAATATTTGATGATTCGAAGAGTTTTTATTTAGATGAAGTAATACCACGTTTGAGGTTTTTAGATGCTAAAGAAGAAGATGTTGAAACTATTGTTAATTCTTTGGAAATAAAAGGAACTGACGGGGTAATGATGGGGTCGAGTAACTTCGGCCCCTTTAAATTAGTATTAAGATTTTCATATATAGGTGAAGATATAGAAGATTACAATTTAGTCAAATCTAAACTAAGAAGTATTCTTTACCAAAGAAAACCATATTATGTATTACATTCAGATATGCCTGGTAAAAAGTATGCAGTATATTGTGAATCTAATGCGATAGAAAATTTAACCAGTACATTCGGAACATTTGAAATTACCTTTCAAGTTTATAAAGGGTATTCTGAATCTCTATATAAGACGGATCAATACAGTTTGTTATCAGATAAATGGCAATTTGAGAATGGCATAATGCCAGATAGAGAAATAAGTTATACACATAAACGTCAAAAATTCTCTATATACAACGGAAGTAGTGACACAATTAATCCACGTATGCGCCACGATTTGCAAATATGGATTAGGTTGAACACTAGTACTGGTTTTAGATTAGTTAATAAAACAACAGGAGATATATTCGAATACAAAGGAAAATTAGCCAAAAATCAAAGTTTTTTAATAGACGGTGCTTACCCTTATATTGAAAAACAACGATGTGGTAGGTTGACCAATAAATCCATTATCACATTAGCTCCTGGTTATAATGATTTTGAAATATGGGGAAGTGTTAGCAGTGTTAATATTCAGTTTATCTTCCCTTTTATTTACAGGTAGGTGAAAAGGTTGAACACAGACATTATAGTTACAGATATTAACGAAACCATGTCAGAGTTATTGCTAGATTTTGCATATGATACTTTCAAATATGAATACGAACGTAATAGTACTCGTCAAATTTCATTTATCGCTTATAAAACGAGTAAAAATGAAGATGTGTATAATTTGCTTCAGAATGAATCCTTCATTGATTATGCCGGTCAACGTTATGTTATAAAAAATGCTACGCCGTCCTTTGATGGAGTGCTTCATACTAAAGAAGTGACAGCGACACATATTATGTTTGAATTTCAAAATCATTATGTGAGCAAAGATATAGACAATGAAACAATCAACGAAGACACAAGCGAGGACAAAAAAACTACACTAACACTCAAAGAATATTTGGATTATGGTTTTAAAGGTAATAAGCAAGGTTATTCGTATGAAATTAAAGGTACATTCAATTCTAAAGTGACTTTAGAAGAATTAGGATCTAAAAATGGTCTTGAATATCTTGTGGAAGGTGCAGAGTTGTTTGGATATATTTATTATGCAGATAATAAGAAAATTTACATCCACGATGACAACTCATTCTATATACCTACTGAAAAAATAATTCGTTATAAATTCAATAACAGTGAAGTGAAAGCAAGTATTGATACTAAGGATTTAAAAACTGTGATTAAAGGCTATGGCAAAAAGCTAACAAGCAAAGATACTAAAAACTACTCACCTGTAAAACCGAAAAATCTAACCTATAATGGCAAATTTATAAAAGATGGCACATGGCGCACCGAAGAAGTCGGAGCGTCTTTTTCATATGAATTGGAATGTAAATACGGTAATGAAACCATCGTATTCTCATTAAAGAAAATGAGTAAAGGTGGATTGCTCGATTTGTATTTTGATGGCGAAAAAATTGGTGAATATAGTTGTTATAGTAAATCGGCTACTACGCAAAATATCACACTATCAAAAAATACAAAAAAAGGTAAATACACTGTTAAAGCCGTTTTTAAAGGTAAAAAAGCTGGTGTAGATTATAAAAAGTCGGCACCTTGTATGTATGTAGGTACCGAAAAAGCTACAGTTATTAACACAACAGCTGTTTTAAAAGGTGATGACTTATACAGTTCAACCTATGTTCATAAATCACCTAAAAACTATGATGTGTTCGGACATAGAGAAGCTCCTGATCATTTTGACGAAAATATCACTGACAAGGATGAGTTAAAACATAAGTTAGAAAATGAATTGAACGACGAACCTAATGTTGAATTAGATATTAACTATGTTGGAGATGAAAAGATTGAAGAAAGAGATGCGATTTGGTTTATCCATGAGCTTATGGGTTACGATACTGAATTGAAAGTTGTTTCCCTTACGCAAACACATCCACTCAATCCATCACCCGACGAAATCGGTTTTAGCAATGACAAGAAAGACATTGTTCAAATCAGTAATGTATTAAATCGTAAAATGAAAAGTGTGAGTGCTGCATTAAATAAAAGCAAGATAAATAACATTTATAGCCCTTCTACTGGTTATTCTGGGGGCTCAATTGTTGGGAGTGTATTAGTAGATGAGTAAAGAAATTCCAATTATAAGAATGAGTTATGAGGGCGAAGACGCTTTTCCACAAACCCATACAGAGGGTGTTATAGGCTTAGAAGAATTAATCGAATCTATCGTCACACAATATTTAAGAAGTGATTTAATCGTTCAAGCACCAACTGGGCAAAAATTTAAAATTGTTGTAGACGACAAGGGTGTATTAAAAACTGAAAGAATGGAGGGATAGTTTCATGTTAAATTTACAAACGAATATGAGTAATCAACTAGATCAACGTTGGAGAAGCGAAACAATTAGCAACTTTAAAAAGATTCTCAACTTCAATAATCTTATTGAAGATAAGATGATCTACCACCAAATTGAACAATTAAAAGCACATGATAGTAAACAGATTACACACGCTAATACTACACTAGATAAGATGATAATTTATTTATTGAATGAAGTTAAAAATTTAGTTGTAGGTGTAGATGGTGATGGTGTTAAAGAAGTAACAGATGCACGTGTAGGTCAAGATGGAACAAGACACGATATCTTATCACAAAGGTTGTTTACTGATTTTGCTGATGTCTACACGGATATAAACCGTGTGGAAGAAAAAATAAGTTCTATAAACATTGATGAATATCACCCTGATAAGACTGGTAAAACGGATGTATCGGATTATATTCAAGATGCTTTAAATCGAATTCATAATAACGGTTCAGGTACGCTTTATATCCCTGCTGGTAAATACTTAATAGGTAAAAGACTTATTATTTATGAGAATACAACAGTAAAAATGGATAACAACGCAATTCTGCTTCGTGGTTGGGGCGGTGGTTTCTTCATGAATGGGCCGAGTGAAGATGCGTTCTACGGTTATGAAGGTCGAGGCAACATTCATTTTGAAGGTGGTACACTAGATTCAAATTATGAACAAATTGATAAGTTTAAAACAACTGCCATTGATATGGTTATATTAAAACACGCAGAAAACATTACTTTTAATAACGTGAGATTTAGAAATTTAATTAGTTATCACTGTGTGGATGCTAACGGCATTAGAAATTTAACATTTGATAATTGTACATTTGAAGGGTTTATAAATCTAGCAGGTAGTAGTTTCAAAGAAGCTATACAAATTGGTGAATATACGGCTGAAGGTATTGGTGGTGCAGGTCACCACGATGGAACACCTTGTAAAGAGGTTTCGGTAAAAAATTGTGTATTTAGAAAATCAGACATATTAGATAGTTTTGATGTTGCAATAGGAAATCACTATAGTGTGCATAATATCTATCAAGAAGATATTAAAGTTGTAGGAAACACTTTCGAAGATATCAAACAAGTAGCTGTTAGACCTTATAAATGGGTGAACACAAAAATTACAGAAAACTCATTCCGAAGATGTTATGAAGGTGTTCGCATTTCTTCTGTTGGTGGCGAAGATAAGAGTGCAAACGATGTAAACGGCATTCCTTCTGGATCACCACAAGCAGGGAGATTATTTGCAATCAACAACAACTCATTTGAAGAATATAAGAAAACAGGCGTTTCTGTATTTGGCCAACAGTATAATGATATTAATGCTCCCGTACAAAACGTAAAAATAACAAATAATTTCTTTGTTTCCGATAATAACGATATTGGTGAAGCTATCGTAATGACGATGTGTGACGATGTTCATATTAAAGATAATACAATATCCTATGCTTATCGAGGTGTTCGTTATAAAGGATGTATCAATGTATTTATCGAGAAAAACTATATTAACAATATAAAGACAGAAGCCGTTTATAATGAAGTATCACCTTATACAGGATATTATGCGCAAAATAAATATATTAACATTTTAAATAATCTCATCAATACCACTGGTAAAAACGGTATATACGTTCAATATGTAAGTTACTCATTTATTAGATCTAATACGGTGTCAAATCCTAATACAGATAACATTGATGGTAATGAACGTGGTGGTATCTACTTAAGTAATTTTGATACGGGAGAAGTAGCACACAACCATGCTTATGGTTCAGATAAATCATTCGCTATACGTGGTGTTGGTATGAAAAACACTACGATATTTAACAATGGTGGTTCAGGCGGTATATTTATAGATGGTGATGATAACACGAAAATCGGCTATTGGAACGTATCGAATTACAACAATATTATCAAAACAAATACGAAAGGTGTGTATTAATAATGAGTATGGATAAACAAGCAAATATACCTTTAGAAACAACAGCAAGGTATCAACCCTTATCTGATTTAGATGTTAATTTTTACACAAGAGATATTCAAACTTCAATATTGAATTTCATTGTTACTAGAAACCACACACCATTACTACTTGGTAAAAGTAATGTGGACACAAGTATAAGTTTCGAATTTGAAGATGGTTCAATCGTTAGAGATGATCTAACAATAAAAGATGGCATGAATGGCATTTTATCTTACACCTTGTCAGATGAAATGTTACGACATACAGGTAAAGTTACAGGACAAGTAGATATTGCAGTTAAAGGTAAAGAGGACATTGTTGTTGAACGGTTGTTCTCTTTTAATATATCTAAAATGTTAATCGATAATATAGATGCAGAAACAAAATTAATACACATCAAACGTTTTGCAGATTTAGAGAAAAACATCACTGAAAGATATGAGCGAATGGAACAAACTTTTGCAGATGGTGAGAATTTAGCACAAGCTGTATTAGATGCATCAGAAAAAGGATTAGATGACCTTAATACAGCAAAGACACAAAGTTTAGAAGAACTTAATGCGTCTAAAGCTAATACATTAAAAGAAATCACAGATACAGGAAGTAATTATACCAACCAATTAAACACAGTCTATAACACGATGGATGAAAAGATTAATAAGTTTAACAGCGATGTACAAGCTGGAGGTTATGTTAAATCATCAGCTACAGATAATTGGCAAAAGTATAAATTAACTAAAGATGATGGAACATCTAAAGACTTATTACAAGCAGATTTATTAAATAATGAGTATCTGAATACTTTAACACCTGGTAATTACTATGTACCTGGTCCTGTTAGCTCTCCTTCTGGTTCAAGTGGTTTCTTAAATGTTTTACAAAGAAGCACAGTTAAAGTCATTGTTTTCCAGCCTTATAATAAAAACAACTATTATATTAACAGATTTTATAATAACTGGAACGGTTGGACAGATGTACTTGCAGATATGGAAACAACTAAAGGCGCTCAAGATAAAGCAAATAAATCTTTGGATGATGCAAAAACTTATGTAGATAATAACCTTCAAGATACAGGGTGGCAGGATTTACCATTAATGAGTGGTGTAGAAGCTGATACAGATTTAGGTCCTTCGGTTTATAGAGTGAAAAACGGTGTGTGTAATATTATATTCAACGTTAAAATGACGGTTGCTAAATCTGAAACTGCATTTCTAACTTTACCAGCTAATGTATTACCTAAATATGCATTTAGCTTTTTAGCAAGAACAGACGGCAATTCGGGTAAAAATCCAGTTAAATGCAGTTATGATGTAATAAACAAAGTGTTTAAGATATGGCAAAATAACGATAATACAATTAATACAGGTGATTTTGTCTACGGACAATTAACTTATATTGTGGGGTGATTGAATGTATAAACAAGTTTTCGACTATAACGGAAATCCTTATTTAGTATTAACTAATGAAGATGGAAGTTTATCAGAAAAAGATTTAAAAGAACAAGGTGTGTATCAGTATACAGAAATCATGCCACCTAGCAATCTTTATCCACCACGTAAGTTTGATGGTAAAAAATGGCATGGTGCTACGGCAAATGAAGACAATGCAAGCTTACCTAAACCTGAAACTTTAGAAGTAATCGTTGCACAACTACAAATGCAAATTGCTAAAGGGAACGTACAATTAAGAGATACTCAAAAAGAGTTAGCGAATGCAATGCTTGAGATTTCAAAACTTAAAGGAAGTGTTGAATAATGTGGCCAACATTTGAAAGTATTAAATATTTTTATGACATTAACTGCTACACTAACGATGCTATTAAAACCTATGTTGAATTGGGGTGTTTAACTAAAGAAGATTACACAAGAATTACTAAGGAAGAATATCAAGATGATAAAGAAGATGGAATACCAGAAGGTCACTATTAATTTAGTGGTTTTTATTTTATAAAAAGTAGGTGAACGCATGAATGAAAACTTTACAATACACGATAAACTAGCCACATTATCTTTATTTGGATTAGGTGTGTTTGTAGATATACGAGGTGTCTATTGGCTCATAAGTCAAGAAAAGGTTATTAACGAAAGCGATTTCTACCGAGCGCTAAACGACGTTATGCCTATTTGGATTTGGGGTTTGTTACTGCTTGTGTTCGGCACTTGTCTAATTCTATCAAGTCTATTGTTTGGTAAAAGGTCTATAAATAATTGTTCGAGCCATTTTATGTTAATAGGTGGGTTAGGAAGTGCCATCATACACTTCTTAATGTCATCGGCCGCTGTGTATAATGCGCTTAATTGGCTAACGCCAGCACAGTTAATCGCTATAACAGCTTGGCTCGGATTTGTCGGATTTTTAGGTGGGTTAGGTATTTATGGACGAAAATAAATATGTATTAAGACACGAGTGGGAAAGATCAAGAGGCAAATTAAACGAACGCATAAACGAAGTGGACAAGAAACACACAGACAATTTTAATAGTTTGTTGAATAAAGTAGATAGACAGACATTACTGCAAGAGAAGTCGTTCGAATCACAAGCTAGGTCAGAGAAACATTTAGAAAAAATGAGTGAATCATTATCGACGGTAGGAACTAGAGTTACTGATTTAGAATATGAAACAAAAAGTCATGAGAAAGAAATTAAGAGTTTGCAAGGAACTATAGAAGCAGAAGCAAAAGGGAACAGAGAAGTAATTGGCTACTGGTTGGGATTTGCAGGGGTTGTATTAGTCCCTCTTATATCCTTAGTAGCCAACATCTTCTTTAAATAAGTCGGCGCATTGCGTCGGCTTTTATTATATATGGAGGTTTTTAGATGAAGAATATTAACTGGAAAATACGTTTCAAAAAGAAATCATTTTGGGTGGCTATCGTTTCGGCGATAGTCCTTTTTGTTAACAATATAACGCAAGCATTAGGATTAAACTATACAGAACAACTGGAACAATTTAGCGATGGTATTAATGGATTATTAGCTGTATTAGTCACATTCGGAGTAATAAACGATCCTACTACTAAAGGGATGAAAGACAGTGGTATTGCACAAACTTATTCAAAACCACGTGATGAAAATATTGATCCAGTTGAGTATCAGGAAAAAGGCTATGAACCAGAACAATGGAATGATGATTTTGCGGAAGAAGTTGAGATTGAAGAAGGTTTAAGAGATGTCGAAGATGATGAAGTTATAGTGGATAACTTTGATTCTGATATTAATAACTCTGGTGTAATGCTAGATACAAACCAACAAGTAGAGGGGGTAGTTGAAAATGGCGAAAACACAAACACAGATAAATAAAATTGTGAATAGTTATCTAGGGAAATATGTCGATTTCGATGGTTACTATGCTTTTCAGTGCATGGATCTAGCAGTATCTTATGTGTATAAATTAACGGACGGTTCATTTAGAATGTATGGCAACGCTAAAGATGCGATAGACAATAAATTCCCTAATGGTTGGAAAGTGATAAGAAATCAAGCGTCCACAGTGCCTAAAAAAGGTTGGATTGCAGTTTATACTACTGGTGTTTATCAACGATACGGGCATATAGGTATTGTGTATAACGGCGGCAACACTTCACAATTTCAAATATTAGAACAAAACTTTGATGGGTTGGCTAACAGTCCCGCTAAATTAAGATGGGATAATTACAGTGGTTTAACACATTTCATCGTACCACCAACAAAAACTTCAACATCGTCAAGTAATGGTTCTGCTAAAAACACTACAACTAAGGCAATCAAAAGTAAACCTAAGACGAAAAAACGCAAAATTATGCTTGTAGCAGGTCATGGATATAATGATCCCGGTGCTGTTGGTAATTCTACAAATGAACGTGATTTTATTAGAAACAACATTACCAAAAAAGTTAAAAGCTATCTTGAAAAAGAAGGGCATACAGTTGCTTTATATGGTGGTTCCAAACAATCACAAGACATGTACCAAGATACCGCGTACGGAGATAATATAGGCAATAGAAAAGATTACGGTTTGTACTGGGTTAAGTCTCAAGGATATGAAATAGTAGTCGAATTCCATTTAGATGCTGCTGGTAGCTCTGCAAGTGGTGGACACACAATTATACCAAGTGGATTAAAAGCAGATAGCATTGATACTGGTATACAGAACGCTATAAAAAAACATGTAGGTACTATTAGAGGTATTACAGGAAGAAATAATTTATTAAATTGTAATGTCGCTAAAAGAATTGGTATTAATTATAGATTAGTTGAACTAGGTTTCATCACTTCATCAAAAGACATGAATACAATCAGAAAAAATGTTGATGCTTATTGTAAATCTATCGCAGAAGCTATTCATGGTGGTGCAATAAAAGGTGGTAACGGAAAAAACGCAGTCGCTAAAAAGAAAGTAACTAAAACAACTTCCACAAGTAATGAGAAGTGGAACAAAAACCAATACGGTATACTATGGCGTAAAGAAGTAGCTTCTTTCACATGTAATGTACCACAAGGGATAATCACACGAAGAATAGGACCTGGTAGACAATATCCTATTGCAGGTACTTTGAAGAAAGGCCAAACTATAAACTATACAGAAATTCAAAAAAATGATGGTTACATTTGGATCAGTTGGATGACAAACTCTGGTTATACTGTTTACATGCCAGTAAGACAAGTAAAAGCTGATGGTAGTTTAGGACCATTATGGGGAACAATTAAATAACTTTATGGCGGGCTTTTGCCCGCCTTATTACATAATAAATATGGTATAATTACATTAAGGTGATTAATATGAAAATAATAAATGACAATTTCACATTTTACAAAGGTGAAAACTGGATAAATTTGAGCGAACTACCAAGAAAGAAAACAAAAAGCAACGAACAAATTCTTTGGGATGAATCCATAGGTTACAATATAGAATATTTTTTTGAAGGAATCAGTGGTTACATAAAAATATTAGATTGTTATAGAAAAAATAAGAAAAGGTACTTACAAGTAGAAGTTGAAAACAAAAAACATGAAATATTATCTTCTAACTTCAAAAATTGTGAAATAAAGAAGATTGTGACTGATGGTTACAAACATGATATAGGCTTCATTATAAATAATTGTGAAGTAATCGGGAAAAGACTTAATCCACGAAGTAAAGAAAGAGAGTATAAAATGTTATGTTTGAGTACAAACTTGACATTTTATAGAAGAGAATCAAGAATAGATGGTGGTGCATCAAGCCCTTATATTAGTGGTAAATATGTTTACGAAGGAAATTGGTTATTTAACGAAAAAGATGTGTTACCGTTTTTGAAAGATGTTAATGATGCCAAAAAATACACAAAGCTTTCAAGAAGAGAAATAAACTGCGTTTGCCCTAATTGTAAAACAGAAAAATCAATACCTGTCAATAATTTAGTTCAGCAAGGTTTCTTTTGTCACGTGTGTTCTTCTAACATAACATACCCAGAAAAATTAATGATTGCGTTATTAAATGAAAACAATATAGTTTATGAATATCAAAAAATATTCCAAGATCTTAAACTAAGAAGATTTGATTTTTACTTACCAGAATATAATATTGTTATAGAAACTCATGGTAAGCAGCATTATAACGAAAGTGATTCTTGGTATAAAAAAACAAAAAAATCGGACATTATAAAAATGGATTATTGTAAAAAGAAAAGCATAAGATATGTAGAAGTTGATTGTAGGGTGTCTGATTACGATTTTATATTAAAAAATATTAATGAAACTGAATTAAAAAACATATTAACGTTTTATAACAAAGAAAAAATAATAAATATAATAAAAGAGTTAGAGCAATTAAAAGAAGTAGAAGAAATAATAAATCTCTATACAAATGGCAAAGGTCTCACTTATATCAGTAAAAAAGTTGGATTAACCACATGGAAAATAGAGGGGTTATTAAAACGTTTAGGGTATATTGCCAGCTAATCTATGTTATAATATAATTATATTTGAGTTATGAAACACTAAAATTTCTTTTCACTACGTAATCTAGGGTAGGCACATAGTGGTGCTTGCCCTATTTTTTATGTTATAATTTATTTACATGTATAAGGCCTTTCTCAAATTTTTTTATATCCACCACCCACGCATGTCACTGGGTGGTTATTTTTTATGAAAGTTACAAATACTATAAAACAGTTGTTTTTAGTATGAACGATATTAAAATGGGTGTAAGGATAGGAAAATGTTTGCACAATATAAAATTAATGTTACTATATACACATGGTGATAAACAAACCACACCTCGCTTTTTCGAATATATTACACACAAGCCGTCTCATAACGAGATGGCTTTTTATAGTTATTAA